GCGGTCAGCCCGAACCGATACAGCCGTTTTTCCGCGGGCGTACTTTGGACGGTCATCATCCATAGCCAGCACAGCGGCCCGATCGGCTTCGTCGCCGTCGCCTCCAGCGCTCCGACCATCAGATTTATGGGCACTTGTTGGGGCGTGTCTGGCCACACCTGGCCGACCATCTCACGCTGGTATTGCCCGTTGCAGTAGATCTCCACGAACACGTCCACGCGCGTCACGAGGGGCTGGAAGTTCCACGAGCGATGCTGGCGCCGGGTCACCAGAAAGCGCTCGCGCGCGTCGAACAACACGATGGCGCACTCTGCACTGCTGTCGGTGAAGTCGCCGGAGGGTGGGTTGGTCTTGAAGTACAGCGGAAATCGGGTGTTCCCTACCCGCAAGTAGATCCCGTGGGGCGACCGCTCCACTGGCCCGCGCCCCAGGTAGACCGGCAGCTCGGTCCCGTCGGCAGCGAAGTCCATGGCCACGACGGCCTCGCCGGCGCCGGCCGGGATGCTGGTTGACCAGCCCTCACCCGAGACCGTGCCGTCCTCCGCGATCTGGATGCGGTACAGCTCCGAACTGGCCGGCGGGGCGGAAAAAAGCTCCTCGGACAGCAGGTCGGAGAACGCGCAGAACGGCGTGGCGGCCTGGGCCACGGTGTAGGCCGTGCGCCCGTCTGGGCTGAACATCCAGGGCGAACAGGCGCGAGTGATGATCGCCCGCCAGAGCAGCTGCGAGCCGCCGACCAGCCGCCACTTCTGCGCCTCCTGGGCGTCCGTGTCGCGGGACAGCCGAATGCGCCGCACCGCGTGGATGATGTCGCCCAAGGGGTAGTTCTGGGTCACGTACAGGGTGTTGGGCGGCACCGAGACCACCGGGGTCACCTGGTCGGGGATGTCCGCCAGGACCACGTACAGCCACCGGCCGTCCTCGTGCTCGCGCACACATGCCCCGAGCACCAGCTGCTCGTCCCAGACCTCCTCGTTGTCGATCTGGAACTGCGCCACGTCCAACAGCACCTGCCCCAGGTGGAAGACGAACTTGCCGTACTGGGCCGAAGGTTGACGCCAGGCGTCGTACCAGTAGCGGGAAATCGGCCCGTACCAGCTCAGCCGCTCTTTGTTCGGCCCACGCCAGTCGATGTTGCCAGCGTGGGTGATGCCGTCCGGGAACAGCGCGGTGCCGTCCGGGTTGAGCCGATATATGCCCTTGGGCCGGCCGAATTCCGCGTACAGCGGGATCTGGTTGTCGTAGAAGAACGTCTTCCAGGCCGGGCGCAGGATCTGCTGCGGATGGTCCGGGTCGATACCGTCCGGCAGGGTCTGGGTGCGCGCCCAGACAACGAAGTCCTCGAACTTGTGCTCGGCCTTCTTGTCGACCGACGGAGCCGTGATGATGGCCGTCACCTGACCGGGGATGATGATGACCTCCACCGTAGTGCCGTCCGCAGACTTCCACCGGCGGCGCGCCGTCGTCGCCCCGGACTCGGTGGTCTGCCGGAGCAGCAAGAAGGCCAAGCGGCGCGCCTCACGGACGAACTGCTTGGCCTTCTCCTTGTCTCCGTGCAGGTAGATCCGCAGCGGATCGGTGTAGCTCACGTCACGACGACGATGCGGTGATGCGGTACTTCAGGCGGACTTCGTAGCCTTCCTGCAGGTTCAGCAGGCCCGAGCCGCCCTGCAGGCGACCGGCCGAGAAGCACACGCCCGTAGTGGCGCCCTTGGCCTGGGCCGACAGCAGCCCCGCGCCGTAGATGCTGTCCTGCGGACCGCTGCCGATCGTGAACACCGCCGGGGTGGTGTTGTTCACGATCACGCCGGCAGTTGCGGCGCCGTCCGGCACCCACGCCACGCGGTTGGGCTCATCGTAGTTGGTGAACTCGGTCAGGGTCGAAGCGAAATTGCTCGCCGTGACTGACGCGTTCGGCGTGACATTGCCGGCAAACGGCGCCAGGTACCAGGCGTTGATCACGCCGTCCGCGCGCAGCGCCGCGTTGAGCGCGTAGTTCAACCCCTGGTCGACCACTCGGTTGGGCGTCCAAAGATAGCCGTCTCGATCGTACCCCCGCGGGGTCACCACACGACCTGCCGGATCGACCACGCAGAAGCCATACGACTCGTGGAAGAGCAGGTTGCTCAGGCGGCTGCGGAGGTGGCTCAGTAGCTTCAGGAACATGGGCGGGCCCTCAGTTGCCGTTTCGGATCACCTCTGCCGAGAACGAGTCGGACAGGACGAACCCATTTTCGGACGGATCTCGCAGGGTTGCAATATACCGGTTCTTGCCGGCGTTTTGCACGAACAACGCGGCGCCTTCGCTGGCGATGGCCGCCGCATAGCGGGTCTCGGTCAGGGGCAGCACCGAGCCGTCCGGCAGACCGACACAGAACACCCCCGACGTGGAGGTCCACATCGGGCACCGCTCGGTCGGCGGGACCTCCATCGGCAGGCGTGCCCCAGGCACATACTGCAGCGTACCGGCCACTACGCCGGCCGGGTAGACCTCGCGCAAGGTGGCGTCGGCCGGGTCGGCGCCCTGGGCCAGGTACGTCCGCGAGCCCTGCCCGATGAAGAACCCGTCGGCCGTCTCGACTGCCGCCAACATGGTCACCGGCTCGGCCAGCACCAGGTAGTTGTAGGCCAGCCGGGTCAGGCCGTACTGCATCGGTTCGGACCAGAAGACGTAGTTGTCCTTGGCCACCAGCAGTCGGCCCTTCCACAGCAGGGCGAAGTGCCCTGCCGGCAGGGGGTCGGTGTCTTCGGTCGGCGGGCGCCGGCCCTGGTGCTGCTTGTACACGTTGATCGTGGCGCTCGGGGCTGTGACCAGGTGCAGCAGCTCGGTGCCGTTGGGCTTGGTCATGTAGACCGCGTAGCGCATCCCAGGCGCCAGCGCCGGCAAGTTGACCGTCAAGCTGCCGTTGTCGGGCACCTCGGCCTTGGCCAGCGGGCCGAGCGGCCCCTCCTCGCCGGTCGGCGCCTTCAGCGCCACCGCCACGTGATAGGCCCCCGCCGTCAGGGAGCCGGCGTTGCCCGTCGTCAGGACAGGCGTCGGACCGGCGGCCACCGTCCAGGGGGTAACCGTGTTGCTGGGCGAAATGCGCAAGGTCACCTCGCCGTCCGACACGAAGATGTCCGGATCGACCAGGCAGTGGGCGATGCGGGCATCGGGGCGGATCTGATCGTACAGCGGGATCGGCGCCGTAAGCTGCCCGTTCACCACCTCGAACCCGTACAGGGTGCTCCCGGAGACGAAGAAGCCTCGGTCGCCGTAGCCGAACAGATCATGAGGCTCGTCCACCGCGATGACCCGCGTGTACCCCTGGCGGCGGCTCACCGTGCCACCGTCGCTCACATCGACGTTCACACCGCGCCGGAACGACCCGAGGGGCACGCCGGTTTCCGGCGCGAGGTTGTTTGCTCCGCGGGGCCACGGTCCCAGCTGTATCAGGTCGCGGTCGGTTGGGATGGCCATGACTCACCACCGGGGTCGAATGATGCCTCCGCCGCGCCGCTCACGGTCCAGCGTGTACATGCGCTCGCGCACCAGAGCGCGGTACTGCTGCAGATACTCCGCCGAGCGGGACAGATCTTGCACGTCGGCGTCCTGCTTGGCGTAGGCCAGATGCTTCATGTACAGCAGGAGCAGGTGGATGTCCTGCATGTTGTCCGACGGCAGCGGCATCCCGCACTCGGCCAGGGGCGGGTACACCACCAGGTTCAGGTGCAGAAACCCCGCCTCGGTGGGGATCGGAAACAGCCGCAGGTACGTCGGGTCGTAGTCGCGCGTGATCGCCCGGGGCACCCCTTGCCGGTTCTCGATGTCGTAGGTGGTCAGGTAGACCATGCCGTAGTCGTCTGCGTAGCAGGCGTCCCCCAGGTTGAACTGCGCCAGCGGGCGCGGACGGGCGGCGGGGTCGGGCCCGAGCACCAGGGCGGCCCGGGCGATCTCGATGATTTCGCGGCCGGCGTAGTACCGGGCCTTTCCGGGGGCCACATCGAGCGTCACGTTGTAGCGCACGGCCAGGGTGTCCTTCGCCCACTGCGACAGGGCCGTGCGCAGGTAGTGCATGACATCCTCGTGCGACCACAGGGTGTCACGAGGGTTGCCTTCACCGTCGACGTCCGGGCGGTCGTAAACGTCGCTACGGAACTGCCTGATCAGATCGTCGACGGTGTACGGCATCACGACTCCTTGCCGTCAGCCTTGGCTTCCTCGACGGACGCCAGCGGCTCGTGATAGTTCAGGACGGCGTTGAGCAGGAGCGCCTTGGCATCCTTCACCGACGGCTGCCGCTCCACTTCACGCGTCGGGAACCGGATATCGCGGGCGAACTCGACCAGCTGCTTGCGGGTGGTCAGCGACTGCAGCTCCACCACCAGCGACAGGTGCTTGTGGGTGGGCAGCGATTCGTTGTTGTACTTGATCTCGCGGTAGCGGTCCCAGTACTTGGACAGCTCGCCGCTGCTCAGACGCACGCCAGTCAGCTCGTTGACCACAGCCAGCTTCGGCTGGCCGCCGGCGTTGAAGTTGGCCGTGTCGTTCTCGCGCACCAGCTGATCGATCACCGACAGCACCAGCGCATCACGCAGCGTGGACGGGAGCGCCGGCATCTTGACCACGCCGTCAGCCGGGCGATCGTTGTCAACCGCTTTGCCCTCGCAGGGCAGGATGTTCACGGCCATGGCGTCGGACACGACGACGTCAGGCACGAGCTGCGGCACGTTGGCCTTGAACGCGATCACGTGCCCCGAGGTCGTGCGGAGCGTGTAATCGCGCGGAGACACCATCATCACAGGCATGGTTTGAGGTCCTTGGCAGGGAGTTTGTTCGGCAAGAAGGAGCGGGGGAGAACTCCCCCGCCCCCAAGCCTAGCAGCCACGCCAGGTTACCTCAACCGGACCGCCCGTACAGCTCGTCGGAGGTCTGCTCGACGATGTAGTTGACCCACACCAGCACCTTGCCGGAGCCCGCGGTCGGCGTGCCGCCCAGGCTGAAGGTCAGCTCCGCACCGGCCGCGTAGTAACGGCCGACGGTGTTGTTGGCCAGGGCGCCGGACGCCGGCGAAGCCACCGACACCGCGTTCAGGTACGTGTGCGGCGAGCTTGCGTTGTCGACCAGCGTCAGCGTGGGCGTGGTGCCGCCAACGGCGGCCGCGACAGTGTAGCCGCCGCCCGTGACCACCGCGCCCGGCGGCAGCAGCATCTTGGTGCCCTGCGAGAGGCTGCCATCGATGACGGCCACGGCCGACCGCTCGTACTGGCGGGAATTGATGTAGTAGGTTGCCATGATGGTCTCCTCCCCGGGTCAGATCGCGGTATCGACCACGACCACGCCGAAGTCTTCCTTCGTGCCGGTGCGGCTGGACGGCCAAACCGGCTTGAGCAGGCCGAACAGCTTGGCGATGGCGATACCCGGGCTGGCGTCGTAGTCGAACTCCTTCTCCACCCAGCGCGGCAGGCCGATGTCGGCGATGCCCAGGGCCTGGGCACCGCACACCAGGACGCGCTGGCCCTCAACGTCGCCGGCCGCACCCCACTTGCTGCCCGGGGCCAGACCGGTGGTGTTGAAGACGTTCTCGTACTCCATGATGTTCAGGCCGTCGATGAAGAAGCCCTGACGGCCGCCCTTGCGGGTGCCACGGAACAGCGGGTTGCCGTCGCCCTGCTTCTGGGCGTGGGTCCACGCGTTCAGGAAGTCCGGGTCCTTCTTCAGCTTGGCGATGCCACGAGAGTGCATGAACACGTTGTACATCTCGTAGCCGCCTTCGCCGCGCACCGGGCGGATGCCCAGCTCCGACATCTTGGCCTTGATCTCGACCAGCATCTCCCAGGACGGGGTGTCGCTGGCCGTGACCGAGGAGGTCGAGCCCGCCGCCAGGGTGTGGCCCGCGCTGTCCCAACGGAAGTGCCGGTTGGCCGACGGCGGCGTGATGTAGCTGGCATAGGCCAGCTGGGTCCACTGCGAACCCACACGCGGGGCGCCGTTGATGCGGTAGGCGAAGCTGACGCCCGACAGCGCCAGGGCGATCTGCTCGTCCAGGCGGGTGGCCAGCCAGTAGGCCAGAACGTCGCGGGAGGTCTCGCGGAACCGCACGACCGAGCGCATGTCGGCCATGACGCCCTCGTGACGGTTGGCGTGGCGGATCTGGTCGAACTCGATGACCTGATCGAACGCCCGGATGGCCTCCTCGTTGCCCTCCAGCTGGTTGTCGCCGACGACGCCGTCACCTTCCAGATCCGGCACGAGGGTGATCACAGCACGCGCCTGACCCTTCACCGCGCGCAGCTCGGTGATGCGATGCAGCATCGCGTCCTTGCTGTCGCCAGCGAAGTTGGACAGATAGAAGGACGTCTGGCGGGCCTCGCGCCACACGTCGCGCGCCCAAACAGTGGCCTGCTCCTCAGTGAGGCGGCCGAAGTTAGTCATTGCCATGGTGGCTTACCTCGAAGTGGTCTGCTGATCTGCTTGTCCGCGCCCGTTATCGCAAGGGCCATCGAGGCGAGCGGATGACGCTGCTCGTGGGCGGCGAGGGCTTTCGTGCCTCGCAGACGAAGGAGAAGGCGGCCGGGCGTCGGGGGGTGACGCCCGACCACCTTGAGGGCGAACTTACACGAAGTTCATTGCAAATGCAAGCCTGTTAGAAGAAGTCCCCGCGCAGTTCCCGCAGCTTGGACTTCGGCAGCTTGTCAAAGTCCTCGTCCGACAGCCGCCGCGGGTCGATCCGGCTGGGCTGCTCTTTGCGGGCGTCCGGCTCGTCGGGCGGCTGCTTGCGCTTGGCGTCCAGGTTCCGCTTGACGTCGGTCTTGCGCGGCGGCAGGCGCTTCTTCCGCGCTTCCTCTTCCTCCTCGGCGCGGCGCCGCAGGTCCCGGGCCAGGCGACGGCTTTCCTTGAACGGGTCCTTGCCCAGGATGTAGCGCAGGGCCTTGCGCAGGGCGTCCGCCGGCGGCATGCCCCGGGCTTCGAAGCCCTGGGTCAGGTCGTCCACGCGTTCGACCAGGCTCTCGTCGTACTCCTCCGACTCCTCGTCAAAGCGCGGGTCGATCGCCTCCAGCTCTGCGACCAGGGCGTTGTAGGCCAGGGTCTGCTGGGTCTCCAGCGCGCGCCGGGCCGCCAATGCCGCTGCCTGCGAGGAGGTCAGCTTGTCGCGCAGGTTGTCCAGCTCGCGCTGCAGCTTGGCCGCGGCCTTGGTGTCGCCCTCGGCGCGCGCCTCCTCGATCTTGTCGTACAGCTCGTCGATCTGTTTGTTGAGGCGGTCCAGCTGCTCCTTCTGGCGCTCGGACTTGGACTCCTCGATGCTGCGCAGCCGCGACTCCAGCTCCTTGGCACGGGCCTCTGCCTCGCGCCGGCGCTGCTGCGCACGCTTGAGGACCGACAACGGGACCGTGGCTCCGCCCTTGCGCGCCTTCTTGGCGCCCTTCTTGGGTTTGTCCTCGTCGTCCTCGTCTTCGTCGTCGTCCTCGTCTTCGTCCTCGTCGTCCTCGTCGTCCTCGTCGTCCTCGTCTTCGTCCTCGTCGTCCTCGTCTTCGTCCTCGTCGTCGTCCTCGTCTTCGTCCTCATCATCGTCGGACGCCCG